AGATACTACCAAGATTTATGATGCTTGCTAGTACGATAATGTCCTGGAGATGTGCCGAATGGTTTATGGATTTAGACGCACCAACAGCTAGTCAATCTGCGTTTGTATCTGTAGTTATGGGTGTTATGACTGGTGTATTTGGTATATGGATGGGTCACGAACATAAGGGAGACAACAATGTTAACAGCGTTAATAGGTCCAGTAAGTAACTTACTTGGTAAGTTTATAGAGGACAAAGACCAGAAGAATAAACTAGCACATGACTTAGCTACGATTGCACAGAAACACGCACAAGAACTAGCCAAAGGTCAGATAGAAGCTAATGTTGTTCAAGCGAAACATCCTAGTTTATTTGTTGCTGGAGCTAGACCAGCTATCATGTGGATTTGTGCATTAGGTTTATTGACACAATTTTTTTTGATGCCGATTGCAGAATGGGCTACAAGTATATGGATGCCTGATGTTATACTGCCTGAGTTAAACACAGGAGAGTTGATGACATTAACACTATCATTATTAGGACTTGGTGGTATGAGATCATTCGAGAAATCAAAAGGTGTTGCAAGGGAGAACATGAAAAAATGAAGAAAAAAATAAAAAAAGTTATTAAAGGTTTAAACAAAGCTAGTAAGTCACACGCTAAACAAGCAAAGACACTCAAGGGTGTATTAAAGAAGATTAAAAAGAAATGATGTGGAATTGGTTGAAATTATCTAAGTTTTTTAATAAGATTGGTAATTATTTCTATTATCGTCATGTGCAATGTGTAAAAAAAAGACAAGGTAGATAAATGAAAAAGAAATCAACAGTCAACAAATCAGGAAACTACACTAAGCCTACTATGAGAAAACAACTCTTTCAGAGAATAAAATCTAGTGGTAAAGGTGGTAGACCAGGACAATGGTCAGCTAGAAAAGCACAGATGCTTGCCAAACAATACAAGGCTAAAGGTGGTGGATATAAGTAATGGCACTCACAAAACGACAAAGATCATTAAAGTCTTGGACAAAGCAAAAGTGGAGAACCAAGAGTGGCAAGCCTAGTACACAAGGGTCAAAGGCTACAGGTGAGCGTTATCTTCCTGAAAAAGCAATTAAGGCTCTTAGTTCCAAAGAATACGCCAAGACTACGGCTGCTAAACGCAGAGCAACTAGATCAGGTAAACAGGTATCTAAACAGCCCAAAAAGATTGCAGCAAAAACGAAAAGATTTAGAAAGATTACATGATGATAGAAGATTTAAAAAATGAAATAAAGGCAGATGAGGGTTGTGTAAACTCTGTGTATTTAGACCATTTAAATTTAAAGACGCTAGGTGTGGGTCACTTGGTTACTGAATGGGATGAAGAATATGACCAGCCTGTTGGAACTATTGTTTCAGATGATAGAGTTAATGAGTTATTTGAAAAAGATATAAATGTAACATTAGAAGAATGTAGATATTTGTATGATGACTTTGACAGTTTGCCTGAAGAAGTGCAAAAGATCATAGGCAATATGATGTTTAATCTAGGCAGACCAAGGCTTTCTAGGTTCCACAAGATGAAGAAAGCTGTATTAGATAAAGATTGGCAAGAAGCAGCTAACCAGATGCAAGATAGTAAATGGTATGAACAGGTTACTAATCGTGCAGAGAGATTATGTGAAAGAATGAGGAACGTAGACAGTGCCTAGAACTCCAGCATGGCAACGTAAGGCAGGTAAGAATCCTAAGGGTGGACTAAATGCCAAAGGTCGTGCATCATATAAGGGTGGTACATTAAAAGCTCCTGTAAAAAGGGGAGACAATCCAAGACGAGCAAGTTTTCTAGCTAGAATGGGAGGTATGCGTGGACCTGAAAAGAAAAATGGAAAGCCTACAAGATTATTATTGTCGCTTCGTGCATGGGGTGCTAGTAGTAAAGCAGACGCTAAAAGAAAAGCTGCTGCAATTAGTAAGCGTAATAAAGGAAAAAAGAAGTAAATACGAATACATACAACTAAAAAAGGAGACTACAATGCCAATGGGTAAAGGAACTTACGGAAGTCAAAGAGGTAGACCAGCTAAGAAAAAGGGTCTAACTGCAAAGCAAAAGACATTGCCTAGTGCTTTGCAAAAAAAGATAATGATGTCAAAGAAAAAGAAATCAAAGTAATGATTTTTGCAATAGTTTAGTTTGCCATTTAACAGGGCATTGTACGCTATCTATTTTTCTAGCCATTTCTTCAGGATTTGCCCCTGAATCTTTATAGTTTCTAGCTACATTCACAGAGTCAGCAGATGCAAAAGGGTAATGTTTACCAGCTTGTGCTAATCCTCTAAGCATATGTATGTGTGGTAAATGCCTATGTTTTTTAGACAATATATTAAAGGCTTCGTTAATTCTGTTACACCATTTATCAGAACCTACTTGCCAATAATCTCCTGAGCTACCAAAACAAATCTTTGGGTATCTATCACTTAAAAATAAAAGATAATCTAAATCTAAGTTTAAATGCCAAACAGGTGCAGACAAAAAATCAGGGAAAGGAAATCTAAGCAACAATTCTTTTTGTTCTTTTATAGTGCCACCTATAACATCAGGTATGATTGCCCAATGTGGATGCCCAAGTTTAGGCTCAAGCCAAGCATACAATTTGTTGTAATCGATCTGCTTGCCCTGAGTATAAGATGTGAAAGCACCATTATCCCACATAATAGATTGCCCTATTTGTAAACAAACATCTGCATCTCTTGCATCTGCAAAACTTACACAGAAATGTTTACCAGCCATATTATATAGCTGTTCTTTAGGAGTTAGTGGTGTTCCATGATAATGAATCATTTTTTACCTAAATAATACCAAATAAATAAAGCTGCCAACATCTTGCTTGAGAACATAGCTAATGTAGCAACAAAGCTAAATTGATTTATCATTAATAAAAAGATTGCACTGTCTATGGGAGTGGACAACAAAGAAGATATAAGTATTCTTTGTCTTAATGTTTTCTTGCTCCATGTATAATATGCCCAATCAACTATTTCGCTGACTATAAAAGCAGTTACAGATGCGATTGCAATAAATGGACTTGCCATAAAGTAACTTAATATACCACCTATAGCCATAGCTCCTAGAACTTTATGACCTATTTCTCTTTGTGAGTAATCTCGCAGAACAAAAATAAGACCAACAATTAAAGTCATAGGTGGGTACATTTCTCCTGTGTCAAACAATGGTAACATTGGAACATATATAAATCCTATATTAATTAAAATGATTGACATTATATAAATCAAAGTAAATTTTATTACGCTCATATTTATCTCCTATTTTTTCTTCTTGTAAGTAAATCTAGTGCCATTTCTAGCTGATCCATGCTTGTAATCGTGCTTTTGTGAATCAATAATAATGCCACCTAGATCAGATACACCTGCATGGACTTGTGGAGGTACAGGTTTGTAGCTTTTGACGTTTGCTTCTAGCTCATATTCTGCTACTGCTTTTGGGCAGTCCTCGAATACATTTACTGCATCTATCTCACTTGCAAATACAAACCATCTCTTACCAAACTTTTTACCTTTGACTTCTCCTGTTTGTAGTAAACGTAGCAGTCTGTTTCTATTGCTTGGTGTATCTCCAAACATCAGTTCGGTAGCTTCCTGTGTGGAATAGTATGATTTAGAATGGTATTTCATCATCAAGCTCGTCTTTTAGTGCTGATATTGGACTTGGTTTTGGTGGGTCTATTGATGCAGCAAGTGATCTCATTCCAGGTTGTGACACTCCATCAGATATACTATCTGTGTATACTCCTTGCACCACCTCTGATACGGCAAGACCAAACGTGCCATCATCATTACCAAATAGTTTTACAGAATACTTAGCATCTTTTCTAAGATGTATGTCTGCTGGGGAGCCATCTTTATATGGTTTCCAATTAGAGTTACCATGTGTAGCCTTACCCTCTGAGTTAGGGTACAAGGTTATGTTCATAGTTTTTATGTATTTATTAGCCATTTGTTTTCCTTTCAAATTTTTCTAAATATTTAACAAATATCTGAATTGCTTTTTTATACAAGTCAGGATTATGTTCTTTCATTTCGTCTAAGGTAGACTGTGAATCAGTAAAATAAGCATCTAATTGATCTTTAGTTCTTTTCTGCTCACACCAATGTTCAAAGTCAGGAACCTTTGCTTCGTGCCTTTCTCTCCTTTCTTCAGGTGTTGTTTGAGGTACTTTAATTTCTTTTGGTGGTAGATCTTTAAAGTCTATCTTAGGTTTTTCCACAGGTTTCGGTTCTTCTTTGATAGCTTCTGTCTTTCTGATAACTGCATCCATTTCATTTGCACTTGCATACTCGCCACCAGCAAGACCAAGACTAGCCAAAGCTCTACCTATTGCAGATGTTTCAGCGTTCTCTAAGGCAGATGTAGTGTTGACCATGCCCTGTCCTCTGATTTCTTCTGCCATACCAGCACCTACTTTGCGATTATCTTTGTCTGTGATAATAGCTTTGACAACAACTTTCTTGCCATCATTGACTAGTATTTCAGTATCAAGACCAAAGTCTGTGCCATGTATACGTCTAAAGGCTTCCATCCTGTGAACAACCTGTGTATAAAGTTTGCCACCTTTTTGTTTGACACCATGCGACTTGTGTAAGTCTGCGATAGTGTCCATAGTTTTTGCTAAGTTACTCATCTTTTCCTCTCATTGTTTTACTTAGTAAACTCATAAGCACCTCGTTTTGCTGCGAAACAACTTTGTGCTTATCTTCTAATTTAGCTATACGTTTCTCTAATAGATCTATAGCTTGTGCATGATACTGTTCAGTATCAGTCATTTGTTTTTGCCATTTATTGACTAATTCGTTTATCATATCCCAGCTTTCTCCTCTGCCATTTGTTGTACTATGTCATCTTCAGTTACAGATTCATGTGAGTAATATCTTGAACTCCACATCTTTTGCTGATTTCTGCCACTCTCACCCTTGGCAACCCTCTTATCTACAATCACTAGTCCTTTATCTTTTAGTGCCTTGTAGCGTGCTGTAATCGTGCTGTATCGGTATTGTGCTAGAGCATACTGCACCTGATCTGATATACACCCTGTTTCGCCAAAAGAATCTATGACTTCCCGCACTATTTTTTCCATTTGATTTGCTTTTACTTTGTTGGCACTTTCGTGGCTAGTAAAAGGATCAAGATTACGTCTTAATGTTATTGGATTTGTCATGTCAAATCTCCCATAGTTGTTTTGCTAGATTGGTTATGTTAGGTCCATGTCTTTGTGCTATCTGCACCATATCAGGTTGGACAAGTCCAGCTAGTGTTTTCCATGAACCTCTGCTTGCTTTTAGTAAGTTCTGAGTGACTAACCAAGAACGTACCATGTCATCATAAGCTCTTTGCAGACTTTCTTCTGTCATAAGCTCACAATTCGTTTCGTCTACTATGTTATAGCCTGATGCCGTAACAAATAACAAAGCTGGTTTCTCTCCTGTAGCTTTCCAATAGACTGCTTGTTGCATAACTTGTTGTGCA